CGTTCGGCTAGGGCAACAAAGGAAACAGGATAAAAAGGCATGGCAGGAAAACGTAGAGGGGCTATTCCCAATAAAAGCATCGTCGAAGCGCTGTACAAGGCTGGCGGCAACATGTCGTCCGCAGCGCGGCTTCTCGGAATGACAAGGGCTGGACTGTTCAAGCGCATAAAGAAAAGTGCAGAACTGGCAGCCGCACATGATGATGCCCGCGAAGTGAACCTCGATGCAGCAGAAGATTCTCTGATGAGTGCCGTCCGCGCTGGAGAGGGGTGGGCAGTATGCTTTTACCTGAAATGCCAAGGCAAGGGTCGTGGTTACGTTGAACGGCAGGAAATAAAAGTCGAAGATGTACCTATGCCTACCTCCGTATTGATTTCCGTGCAGGATGGCCGCAAGCATGAGTAACGGCCTTGTCATATCCCCCACACTTAACGTGCCGCAGTCGCGGTTTCTGGCTCTTGAGCAGAAGTTCAAGGCGTTCGTCACAGGATTTGGCGGGGGAAAGACTTGGGTGGGATGCGCAGACCTCGGCAAGCATTTCTACGAGTTCCCCCGCGTCAACGCCGGATACTTCGCCCCGACCTACCGCGACATCAGAGACACGTTCTACCCCACGGTTGATGAATCGCTGCATGACTGGGGCCTGACAACCCGCGTCCGTGTCGGTGACAAGGAAGTCGACGTTTACCGCGGGCGCGTGTTCATGGGCACCATCATGTGCCGTTCCATGGATGATCCGCAGGGCATCGTAGGGTTCAAGATCGGCAAGGCTCTGGTGGACGAAATCGACATCATGCCGCAGGACAAGGCGCAGGATGCATGGCGGAAGATCATCGCCCGTATGCGCGTGAAGAAGGAAGGGCTACAGAATGGCATTTCGATCACTACCACGCCGGAAGGGTTCAAATTCGTGTACGGCAAGTTCGTGAAGGCTGTGCGCGAGAACACCAAGCTCGGTGCAACCTATGGCCTCGTGCAGGCCAGCACGTACGACAACGCTGCAAATCTTCCAGAAGACTATATCCAGTCGCTGCTCACAGACTACCCGCCACAACTCATCGACGCTTACATCAACGGGCAGTTTGTGAACCTTCAGACCGGCAGCGTGTACACCGCATACTCTCGGACTGAGAACGCCAGCAACGAGACTCTGCAGCCCGGCGAGATTGCCTTTGTGGGCATGGACTTCAACGTCGGGCATATGGCTGCCGTGATTCATGTGAAACGCGATGGGCTTCCTGTGGCCGTTGCCGAGATCGTGAACGGCTACGATACTCCGGACATGATCCGCCGGCTGAAAGAAACCCTGTGGACCTACGAGAACGGAACATACAAGGCAACGCGGCAGATTCGCGTGTATCCGGACGCATCCGGCGACTCACGCAAGAGCGTGAATGCCAGCAAAACAGACTTGGCCATGCTCCGCGATGCAGGCTTTCAGGTCTGTGCACCATCACAGAATCCCCCGGTCAAAGACCGCATCAACGCCATGAACGCCATGTTCTGCAATGCCGAAGGGACGCGCCGGTACAGGGTCAATGCAGACTTGTGCCCGTCCTATGCTGAAGCTCTTGAGCAGCAGCCATGGGCAAAGAATGGCGAGCCTGACAAATCCACCGGTCACGACCATATCGTTGATGCAGGCGGTTATTTCATTCACCACGATTACCCGATTGTGCGACGTGTAACCACCGTCCAGCAGCGGACGCACTAAGAGCGAGGATACCATGGACAGCAAGAAGGTAGACGTTTCCACCCGTCGAGCAGACGTTGCACAGGCCGTAAACAGGGGGCAAATAGTCTCCGACCTCCTCGGCGGTACTGTGGCTATGCAGCAGGCCGGTGAGCGGTACGTCAAGAAAGGGCCGGACGAGGCCAAGTCGGTGTATGAGCGGCGCATCTCCGAGGCCGTGCTGCTGAACGTGTACAAGCGTACAATCGGCACCCTGGTTGGCCAGGTGTTCTCGCGTGATGCCTCGCTCTCGGCCGGAGAAGGTAAGCAGCTTTCTGAGCCGTTCTCGTCCATGGCCGAGGATGTTGACCTGCAAGGCAACAGTCTTTCCGTTTGGTCTGCGGGGTTCTTCGAATCCGCTATCAATGCCGGAGCCGCGGTACTGTTTGTCGATTTCCCGTATGTGGAAACGCGTGCAGTTGCTGGCGGTGGTCTTGAATATCTCGGTACAGACGGGGTGTGGCGGAAGAAGACTGCAGAGGCCGATGCTGCCAACGGGTGGCGCCCGTATTTCGTCCTCATCCCACAGACGCACCTTCTCGGTTGGCGGTTTGCGACCGTCAACGGCAAGCGCGTCCTTACGCAGTTGCGCTTCATGGAGCTGGTGACCGAGGCAAGTGGTGAGTGGGATGTGGAAGACGCGGTTATTGATCAGGTGCGCGTGTGTACGCCCGGAAAGTGGCAGGTATGGCGCAAGGTGAAAAGTGCGACCAATCATGAAGAATGGGCCCTGCATCAGGAAGGGGTAACCTCGCTTAGCGTTGTGCCTGCTGTTCCGCTCATCCTCGGCGAAACATGCGGGGAAATGTGTGCGTATCCGGCACTTGAAGACCTCGCGCACCTTAACCGGCGCCACTGGCAGTCTACCGTCGATCAGTGCGACCTGATTTCGTGGATGCGTCGGCCCGTATGGGTTGGCTCAGCGTTGATAAACAGTCCCGGTGACAGCATGCCTTTCGGGCCCGGGACGCTCATCAACTCGACATCCACTGATGCAAAGCTGGAAAGCGTTTCCGTTGCACCAGAATCTGTAACTAAGGGGCAGGATGAGCTAGACAAACTCGAGCAGCAGATGAGCATGTACGGCATGCGCCTTCTTCTGCCCCGCGACGGCGTGCAGACCACTGCCACGCAGAACAACCTTGAATCATCCGAGACGGATTCAGCGCTCAAGCGGTGGGCTGTAGCGCTCAAGGACTGTCTTGAGCAGGCTCTTGTGTTTGCCGGTATGTGGGTAAACATGGACGCCGCGCAGGTGCCGAGCGTGTCGGTCAACACTGAGTTCCATATCCTTGACGGCATGACCGTTCAGGAAATCGCTACGGCAATAGACAAGGGCATTGTTTCCAAGCGCCTCGCGTTCGATGAGCTCAAGCGTCGGGGTCAGGTTCCTGATGATCAGGATTGGATGGAGGTGCTTGCGGAGATTGAGAATGATCTCCGGCAGAGTCAGGGGCAGGGCACTTCTCTTGGAGCGGGGCTTGCAGCAAATCTTTTGGGTCAATCTGGCACTGGGCTCGGGGTGTAGCCGTGTCCATCTCGGTTGCCCATTTGATACGCTGCGATATGGGCAGCGATGCGGCTATTTCCTTCGCAGTAGGGGGAGTTTCCAACACCCCACCGAGGAATGGCCGTCCGCTCGCTTCACGATCTCGGCAATACTGCTGGAATCCTGCCTCGTCTTCCGGTGTCCATGGTGGTGTCATGGGGTGTGATTACCACGCCTACAAAACCGTGCCTACTGTAAAAACTCAGTGCGTTTACGGAAACAGGTAGGGCAGCATGCAGAAATTTACGCCAGACCAGCTGCAGCGCATTTACCAGATCGCACGCAATGCCATATGGCGCTACCGGCTCGACCAGTATGAAGACGAAGCGCTTAAGACTATTCTCGGGACGCTGCGAAAAGCCATGCGAGAACAGGAAAAAGTGCTTGCACGCTGGATGTCCACGCAAACGCAGGTTGAGCGCGGAGAGGCACTGCTGGCCGAGTTTGACACAATTACCGCAGGGGTTCGAGCAAAATTGACTGACGACATCCTCGACGTATCATCGCATGCCGGGGAATGGGCAACGGCTGAGCATGTCAGCATCCTTTCATTCGGCGGACTCGCATCGGGATTCAACAATGTGTCGTTGACCTCCGAGCAGTTCCGGCAGTTCTTCACTGGTACGCCATTGGGTGGCGCCACTCTCTCTCGTTGGGTTGACCGTGCGTTTGATTCAACGGTCAAGGCTCAGCTGCGCGAGGCTTTGAACGTCGGTGTTCTGCAAGGCGAGGGTATCAGGGCCCTGGTCAAGCGCGTGCTCGGAGAAAGTCTCGGACTGACTGAACGCGAGGCAATCACGCTGGCACGCACCTATGTGCAGTCTGCGAACGTGGCAGCAATACAGGCCGTGCAGTCTGCTAATGCCGACATCGTTAAGGGGTGGGAGTGGTGCAGCGTGCTGGAGAACGGCAATGCCGCAACCGGCGCCGGTGTGTGTCCTCGGTGCGCGTCATTGGATGGACAGCAGTTCAAACTGAATGAAGGCCCGCCCATTCCCCTGCATCCCCGCTGCAGGTGCTACCCCGTCACGATCACGAAGTCATGGCGCGAACTAGGCATTGACGCCGATGAACTTGAGCGTGTGGCGCGCCCGTATACCGAGCGCGAAGACCTCCCTATTGATGCCGGTGGGCGGCGCGATATTCTGGAACACGGATTCCATGACGGTGATTTCGGGTCATGGTGGAAGACACGCAGTAAGGACTTTCAAGACAGGGTTATCGGGCCGCGCAGGGCGGAACTGGTAAGGGCTGGAACGGTGTCATTTCATGACCTCGTTGACGGGCATGGGAGGCTACTTACGCTGAAAGAGCTTTTGCGATGAGGCCATATCTGTACCAGTCAACATAGCACTAATCAAATCCATCGGGCATTATTCGCACAAACCGGAGCCAGCAGGCTCAGCGGAATAAAGACACCGGCCCAGCAGGGCCAAGCCGCCCCAGTTGGGGATTAGGAGCATCTACACATGC